TTAGAGCATCTGGGAATTGATTGTAAACACCCAAATTGAACTGAAGCTGGAATGCACCTAAAGACCCAGAAGTGAGGTAATCAGGAAGTGATAGATCCGTTGGAGATACAACGAACATAGCACCAGTAGTAGGAACTAATTCACCAGCACCATCTTGTGTATATTTGAGTGCACACCCCTGAAATTGTTTAAACGATTGTTGTGAACCATTCTTTACGGACATACGCCATAAATCCTGTTGCGATGCAGACGAAAGAAGACCAGACTGGTTATTCAAGTTCATGCTAATACTCTTAATCCCCAAAAACGAAGACGAATCAGTAATTGCTTGATTACCAACTGGCTTACGTGCAACAATAATGAAATAATCTGGAAGTTGCGATAATTGAATAGATTGTGAAATGATGGTCTGTGATGCACCAGCAGCAAGAGGTCCATTGTTAGCATTAGCAGTGAGGTAACGAGGTAAGTCGTAGTAAGGAATGACGTTACGAGTCTCAAGATGGTCACTAGGTTGGGATGAAAGAAGACGTAACCGCATAGTAGGGCCTCCGTTTTGTAACTGGAATGCTGGTAAACTAAACTGATTCTGGAAAAGATTTGGGTTAGCAATCCAGAGATTAGCAGCAGGGTTAGGATCTGCTAAAACACCAGGGGCAATAGTAACTACAGCACCAGCAGGGACAAAGCAAGACACAAGACGATTCAGAGTTGCATTAATATTGAATGTAAACGACATGTTGTTGATGCCTAACATACCTTGCTTATTGTGACAAGGGTCAGCATAGATAAACGGCGAGAGGAAGAGAGGTTCAGACACAGCTGTGAATACAGTTACACGCCAAGTTTCGTTTGCAGCTCCGGTAGATATATTGGAATTGTCTTGCCAAACTCCAGCAATAAAACGATCAATCTGGACATAACAAGGGAAAGCACCGCGAGGCGATTGGTCATTGTCATACGATTGGTTGGAATATGCTGCTAAAGGAGACGAATTAGCGGCAAACGAATCACTGTACAAGCCCCAGTTGTTATCAGGTAGTGATGGAGTCATACCGTTAAAGCGGTATAATTCACGGTTGCTGTTTAACTGAAGAATTTGAGGAAGAACATCTTGAAGATTGACACTGGTGGTTGTGTTGTTAATTGTTGCAGTAGCAGTTGTCATTAAACTTGCTAAAGGAAACGCTTGAAGAGATGCAGTCTGTCCCCAAGCAAGTGCTTGCTGTTGGGCAGGAACATTAGAAACGTTCATGGTAAATTGAAGTGGTGCTTGTAAAATTGCATCGCGTGCTACAATGATATTCTCTGATGGAATTTGAATATTGAAAACGATTACACTATTAGTTGAACTGGTTGATGGAAATGCCTGGTACGTAGTAGCAGATCCGCCAGATTTGACAGCATATACTAAATCACTGGTAATATCTGCGATAGCTGGGTCTTTTTGGAGCACGGTCTTAAAATCAGATGACATATATTATTAAAAGATAAAAAATTTTTAGAATGATTTTTTTTAATACTTTTTTTTCTCAAACAAAATTTTCATGGTCATTGACTCATTGCTCAACAACCTAAATGGAATTAATTCGCCTGTCCTAATCTTGTAGAAAATGCTAATATCTAAATTATAGAGTGGACGATTACCCTTGAGCGTGATTCGCCTATATTCTGCTGTAGGATTATAGACAAGGTTAGGGCGATAATTACCGTCAGTGCTTACTAAATCTGTAATAATATTCGCTAAATTGCTGTTATTACCACCAGGGACGACTTCCTCATTATTGTTATACACAACTGGAGTAGATTGCTGTGACGGTTCAATAGGTAGTGTATTAGATGTAAAAACAATCCCTAAAACACTAGACCATGCTGAAATAGTAGCTTGCTCTTGCGTCCATGTAATTGCTCTCCATGTGATTAATGGGTTAGCATTTGGTAGTTGCCCTGGGGGTATAATCGTCTGACAATTTGACCCACCAATATCTACAAATGGGATACGATAATTCTTTCCATTGGTTACTCCTTCATAACCAAAATATGTTGCAGGAAAAGAATTAAATAATGCAAACAATGGTGCATTCATATATACTGAAATTACACCATTACCAAATACATCTGTTACATCATACCCTTCAGCATCTGCTAACATTGTTGCTGAATTTGTTGTCGGATCCCAGTTTATAATTGGAGGATACAGTGACGGTAACACTGCACCAGCATTGGCTACTAAATCATTATATGCTGCTACAAGTGATTGGTAGACTCGTTCACAAAACCATGAATAAGAATAACAATTGTAGTAACCATCTTGATTATATTGTTGTTTATTAAATGTTTGTGACGGAGGTGGTGCTAGTGGAGCAGTTGTTAATTGAGGATTCCAATCTATATATTGTTGGCTCTCATATCCGTTAAATTCTAAAGTAACACTGTAAATAGTTAAATCGCGGTCTGGTTGATTTGTCTGAATCTGCGGAATAAATACAGGAATGGATGCAGTATCTAAAGTAAAGCGAACAATAGACATTACATAATCTTCCGGATTCTTCAAAAACGGTGTCGTTCTCGTATCATTATACTGAAATACACGAGGTGTTACAGTAGTAGACTCTAAATTACTCACTGTTACGTCATAATATATATGTGATGCATTGCTATCATTTTGTGCTTGGTTCAATTGCGACATATATATTATAAAGATTTTAATTCTATTAACTTACATATATCTTGTTGGTATACGTTCCAGATTATTTAAATTTTCAAATGTCCTACCTCCACTCATTTTGTATCCTTTTCCGTTGTGTGAGTAAATGTCTATATGGACTAAATCTCCGTTAGAATTTGATATTTTACCACCACGTAATCTTCCTGCACCTTCAGGGGCATTAAATGGTACATTGTCCCATTCATGTTCATCTTCTTCTTCTGTTGTGTCTCCTGAATGTTCTTCTCCAGCTGCGTCTACTTCTAGTTCTCCTTCTTCTTCTGATGATGATCCTTGTGCTTCCATTTGTTCTTCATAATCTGCTGGAAGTGGAATATTTACTCCATGATTCACTAAATATTCTATAAATTGAACAAGCTGACCAGCTGGTGGAGCAAATTGTGGTAACTGTGCATCCATTACCATTCTGTCATGGGCAAGTTGAATTTCTGTCATTGGATTGTCTGCGTTCTGACCTGAAGCATCGTCTGGTGTTCCAAATGGTATTTCAGGATAGTCGTTTTGTGTAGCATTAGTTACAGCCATGTACTGTCTTATTAGTGCAAAATAACGTTGTAACAATTCTGTAGGGCTAGTTGTCTCACGGAATGCTCTTGCTATCGTGACTGCACGTGGATACCTGTAATAATATAAAAACCTGTCAAAATGATCTAATACTGCTGGCGGAAAACCAGTTAACGCAGTTAAAACATGGTCATTATCTGCATCTGTGCCTTGTAATGCTCCACCATGCAACACTATACGACACCTACGCTTTTTTCCACCTACCATACCTGGCCCTGCTGGTTCTGCTGGCCCTGCTGGTCCTGCTGGTCCTGCTGGCCCTGCTGGTACTGGCGGCGATGACAAAGGTTGGTTCGTATCGCCATACACTTTTTTTGACCTCTTACCACGTATAATTTTTGCTGAATGTTGTGCTAAAGGATTATACGATTTTGCCTTAATTACATCTACTTTTCCTTTTTGTTTTCCAGTTTGTGCTAATACACTCACTGGATCAAATGACGATTTTATAATAGTTTCATTCTTTTTAACTTTTTGTCCTGGTAATCGTGCTGGATTAACTTCAATTGATTTATTAACTAAACCTTCTTTGTTAAGTTGATGTGCTAACTGACCAGACTGTGAATGTGATGTCGTAATTACATTTTCTTTTCCATATTTTGCATTAACTTTCTTCTGCACTTCTTTTCCTTTCTTGTATCTATCCGTTTTTTTATACAATCCAACAGACATGGCTGCATTATTCGCCCAATCTGCCGCAGTCCCAGTTGTCCCACGATGGGTGACTACAGCCTCACCTGTTTTTGGATTTGCATACACTGCTGCTTTACGTGTGCTCAATTCTTTATCTAACACTAAATCCCCAATTTTTTTAGGTTTTTCTTTATTCTTTTTATACGATGCATCTGTTAATTTCTTAATATCTTTACCTGTAATTGCTCCACCAGTTGCTACATTATTTAACAACCTAATCTGGGCTTCCGCATTCTTTTTGGTTGCTGATTTTGCATGAACTTCTTTCGTTTTTGAATTGATTACTTTCCAACGTCGCGGTGATATCTGTATCATTTCATAAGGCATATATTAGCCACAGATTTTATTATAACCATTTATTTTTTCTCGGATCATATAATTGTTTTTTAGTTGGATTCATAAATAGTGTTATTAATCCAGTAGTGTACAATCCTACTACTATAATATCCTTTCTCATATAATATATGCAATATTAAAGTATAGGTATAATATATGAACCAACCATTAAACAAAGAACTATACGAAAAAGTAAAACGTATGGCTGACGCAATATATTCTAAACCATCAGCATACAAAAGTGGTTACATCGTAAAAGCATACAAAGACCTAGGAGGAAAATATAGTGGAGAAAAAACAAAGGAAGGACTGACTGAATGGTTTAACGCTGATTGGAAAGATATTGGAAATAAAGACTACCCAGTATACAGGCCAACCAGAAGAGTCAGTAAAAAAACACCCTTACTACCAAGTGAAATAGACCCAAAAAATCTAAAAAATCAAATTAAACTAAAGCAGAAGATAAAAGGTAAGAAAAATCTTCCTCCATTCAAACCACTAATTCCATAACAATCTCCACGCCCACCACCCACGAGTTCCATCTTTCTCAATCTCTTTATGGTGGCGTAACATGTATAATCTGCGACGATTATCTGCAAATTTTTTGCCGTGAGTTTTCAAATAGGTAGGATAGTCACTGTATCTACTATCTCCCAGTCTGAACATGAATCTACCACGGTGGTCATACAAATCAAGTTTATATTTTGGATTATCACTAGGAAAAATAACAACACCCAAATCATCTGCAATACGTTCTGTTCTAGTCTGTAATTCATACATATATTAATCATATATTAAATCCATGCACATTTAACTAAAATACCATTTATAACTGTGAACGGTTTTCCACACCCCCATATTTTATTTTCGTTTATTAATTTCTTACTATCTTCTTCTGATAAATGAGGTGGAATTTGTTCGCCATTATATTTATACACACCACACCTAAATATTCCACAATTTACACTCTCTATTATAATACTAATATTGCAGTGAGGACATTCCATACTATTATACTACATTTTAAGGTCCTATTGGGAATTGAACCCAAATCGCCAGTTTCAAAGACTGGAGTCATAACCATTAGACTATAAGACCATACGCTTCCAGACAGTTTTGATCTGTCTACCTTGTGATTAACAGTCACACGCTCTCCCAATTGAGCTATGGAAGCATTAGCAACGGTGGGATTCGCACCCACGAAGGATAAACCACTGGATCTTAAGCCCAGCCCATTTGACTGCTCTGGAACGTTGCTATACACATACTATATAAAATATTTTTTTAAATAGATTTTAAAGACCAAATAGGATATTGTTATATTTCTTATAACATTCTACCAACCTTCTGGATATTTTTTATTCATATATTCATCATGGTCTTTATACTTTATAGAATTAGAATTACATCTATTATGTTCTGGAGGATATCTGTCAGGAAATAATGCATGTAGTGTCGTCTTATTATGGTGTATTTGGTTGCATATATCGCACGATTGTATATGAGTATGTACAAATTCGTGCAATAAATCTTTACCTACAAAATAATATTCTTTATGAGTTTCAGCACAAATATACGGATTTTTTATGTATTTACCGTATCGCATAATTTATATAATGAATTATGTTTATATTTTAATAATTTACGTTAAACCGTTACCGTTAAACGGTAATTTACGTTAAACCGTTACCGTTAAACGGTAATCTACGTTAAACCGTTACGTTGAACGGTAATTTACGTTAAACCGTTACGTTGAACGGTAATTTACGTTAAACCGTTACAAAATATTGCCGTTAAACGTTTTTTTTATACATTATATATATGGTTAATGCTTGGGTTACACATGTAAAACAATGGGCGGCAAGACATAATATGAAATATGGTTGCGCCATATCAAACCCTATCTGTAAACGAGATTACCAGATTAAAAAAGGAATAACAAATCCGGTGCGTGTTGCTTTAGAACGATTTAATATGGGTCAAGAAGAT